ATGAATCATCTGACATGTTACTTAGGATACCAGCATCAATTGCACCAGAGGTACTATAACGTTGACATTCATTAATAACACGACGCCAATCAGGCGCATGAGTCATAATAAGATTAGCGATAACCTTTTTATCGTATATAACACTTTCTTCGACTAGGATGAGTTGAAGACGTTTCATGAAGGATGCAGATAGGTATGCAAGTGCCTTCTTTGAAGTGTTGAATTCATATATAGAACATCGAGAATGAAGTGGTGCAATAATACGGTTTTTAAAGTTACATGTTAGAATGAACCGGCAATTATTAGAGAATTCTTCCATGAATCCACGAAGTGCTGGTTGAGTACTTTGAGCATTTAAGTAGTCTGCTTCATCAAGTATGACAACCTTTAGTCCACCATGAAGTGATACAGTACTTGCAAATTGTTTAATAGTCGTTCGAAGTGTATCAATGTTTCCTGATTCAGAAGCGTTGATAATGATATAGTCTAGATCTAGACTGTGGCATATGGCACGAGCAATAGTAGTCTTACCTACACCTGCAGTACCTGAAAGAAGCATGTTTGGAACATTGCCACTCTCTACGATTTCAGAGAAGGTCTGAGATAGATCTTCACTTAGAACACATTCATTAATAGTTTGAGGGCGGTATTTCTCTACCCATAACATATCGCTTTTATTCATTCACTACTCCATAATATATTGATGTACCTATTATAACATAGATACACCAGTTTGTACACAACTATTTTATGCCTCTGCGGAGAATAAAGCTTCGTATAATGTTTCAACTTCTTCTGCTGCTTCGGTAGTCTCAGCAATATTTTGCTTATGATATGCAGATGCAACCTTCTTAAGATACTTTTTAGGTAGGTCAAACTTTTCAGATAAGTCATCAATTGTTTCTTTGATATAATCACGTTCGCCTTCGGTACGTACCATTGAGTTAGAAATTTCTTTCATAGCTGAACGGATTGCTTGACGGTCTGCAGGTGCTGATGGGATAATTAAGTTGTTCATAATATAGTTCTCTTAAACGTTAAATTTAGATGATTTTTCAAGTGCTACCCAATATGTTAATTGGTCAGCGGTATTTTCAAACTTAGAAATTAGTTTGGACGATATGGATACCTTATAGTCTCCTTGTACGAATTTAAAGTTATTAATATTAAATACTAACTCAAAGTCATTGTCATACTCAAGGTCTGAATCAATGTCTAGTTTATACGAGTTAGCGGTTTTGTTGGCAATATCAGTAGATAATAATGTCAACGATGAGCTTCCAGATGTACCTTTAACTACAATATCGGTAGTGCCAAGAACAGCGGAAGATTTACGTAATGAATTTAAGTCTTCATTACTTAGTACAAACTCAACATCAGTCGAAGGCATTTTAATGTCTTTGGACGGAGAAGTAAGTATGGATGTATCAGAGAAGAAGTACTTAATGGACTGTCGTCCTTGATTAATAGTGACATACTTCATATCTGCGTTAAAGATAAACTCGGGATCTTCAAACATACCGATAACATTTAAGAACTCATTCAGATCATAGATACCGAATCCGTTTTCAAAGGTCTCGCTTATATCTGCAGAGCTAAGAATGTTCTTAGCATTTGACATGGTTTTAACCGTGCTGCCTTCGCTGAATACTATGTTTGAATTAATCGAACTAAAGTTTTTTAGAATCGATACAGTCTTACTAGATAATTTCATTGGTACTTCCTTTATAATGTAACTTGATTATGGTACTATTATATCACGATATTAGTGAAGTGTACACTCTTTTTTTATTTAATTTTACTAAAGTTGCGATCTTTTATGAATTCGATCTTACTGCGGAACTTACTCTCTAATATCTCACCCTTATGTGAGATGACGAACACATTGGTACCTTCATCTAACGTATTAAGGATTTTCATTAGATTTTCTACACCATCATGATCCATGGATGAATCAAAAGTCTCATCGAGTATCAATAAGTTTGTGTTAGTAGAATTCTTCATACGTGCAATTTGACGCCATGTGAACATTAGTGCCAAATCGATACGTGTCTTTTCGCCTTCAGAGAATGATTCATATGAGAAGTTATCCCTATGGCGTGAACGTATACTTTCATCAAAGTTCTCATCTAGATTAAATGACACAAAAAAGTCAAGAATCTGTAGGTAACTATTGATTAACTTATTCATTACAGGCAAGTATTCTTTAATTACCTTAGTCTTAATGCCTGTGTCCTTTAGCATTTCTGCGATGACGATAGCATATGAAATCTCTTCGTTGATCTGATACTTACGATCTGAAAGTTGTAACTTAGTCTCTTGCAATTCATTTAGTTCAAGCTTAGCCTTTTCAATGTCGCTATTACTTGCAGTACTATTAAGGATTTCTGATTCAAGCGTTGCAATATTAGCATCGACATTGGCGATATTAGCTTCGGTAAGTTTGAGTGTCATCTTTATGTCACGCTTCTTTTTTAGCTTATCGCTAATAGTTTCAATGGTATTCAATACCTCACTGAATTCAGTCTCAAGTGTATTCTTAGTGGTTATCCTTGATTTAGCGTTGTTACTAATATCAGATATTTTAGACTTACGCAATGATTCATCTATTATCTGTGTACAAGAAGGGCACTCATCGTTCGATGAATAGAACTTAGATTCAGTCATTAGAACCTTTAATTCGTTATTTAAGGTGTGCAGATCCATAGTTAGAGCAGTCTTTCTATCAGAAATAGAGCTTAAGCTTGACTCTGTGATAGTATCAAATTCATCCAACCATTCATTAAGGTTATCCTTTTCAGACGTATATCCTGCCTTGTCGCCTTTAAACTTCGTGATAGATTCACGTTTAGTTTCTGCAATACTCTCAGAAGCCTTTGCCATATCCTTAATATACTTTGACTGCATATCAATCTTTGAGGACTGAAGAGTAATCTCTTGAGTGATAGACTTATAGTCTTCCTTAATACGTGCTGAGTTCTCTTTAAGTAATCCATTCATTTTAGAGAATATATTGATGTCTAACAAGTCTTCAATTACTTCACGCCGATACGAAGATTTAAGCTGCATAAACGGTACAAAGGAAGATGATCCTAATACTACAATCTGATGGAAAGACTTATGGTTAAGCTTTAGAATATTCTGTTCTAAATACTTCTGATAGTCACGAGTGGTTGAGCTCTGATTAATCATATGGCCATTCTGCCATATCTCAAAGATACCTGGCTTAATACCACGTTTAATCTCAAACTTATGATTACCGATATCGAACTTAACCGTAACCTCACAGTTCTTCATATTAATAGAGTTAAGCAATGCTGGCTTATTAATATCACGATGTGGTTTACCAAACAATGCAAAAGAAATTGCATCTAAGATAGTAGACTTACCTGCACCATTTGCACCGACAATAAGAGTCGTAGGACTACGGTCCAATTGAATTAGTGTAGGTGTATCACCAGTTGATAGAAAATTGCGGTATTCTATAGACTTAAACGTTATCATGTAATTTCCATATTTGAAGCTTCGGTATATAAAGTTTTTATAATACCTTTAATACGATCTTTATTCAATTCAGTATCAACCGCATCAACATAATCATTGAGTAGGGTAGAAGTATCTTCAACAGATACACTTTCATCATCGACATTTTCACCCATGAATTCATCGAATGTTTCTGCAATCTTTAACTCATGTGGATTATATGAATTAACTTCGTCTACAAACTTATCGAATAGGTATGCATCACTCTTCTCAGAGACGATGATTTTAACGAATTTATCAGTGATAACACTAAGGTCTGCATCACATCCGTTATTCCACTCTAGCTTATGGAACATTCTATGTGGATTCAATACAGGAGTAAGTTCAAGAGTTTCGGTGTCTAATATGTGGAAGTACTTAGGATCATCTGCGTCATTCCAATAGAATTCCATCTGAGAACCTAGGTAATGAATATTATCCGTAGATGATTTAGTATGATAATGACCAGATAACACGGTATCGAAATGGCTGAATAGATTAGCATTCATACCAGTGTGACTCTTTACACCTCTCATCATCTCAAAGTTATTCAATTCTAGATGAGCACCAATGACTTTAGCCTTACATGACTTAATCCATTTAGTATATTCAACATAGTTTTGACTGTTAATCCATGGAACAAGTGCCATACGCAAAGAACCATATTTCATCACAGTCGGTTTCATAACGATATTAACATTATTAATGTAATACCCTAAGAGTTCCTTCAATGAATTTAGTTCGTTTGTGTTCTTATAATAGACGTCATGGTTGCCAGGAATAATATCCATCATCATGCCATTCTTCTTTAATGGATCAAGGAAGATTTCTCTATTATGGTTTAACGCTTTGAAATTAACAAACTTGCGATGATCGTAATAATCACCAAGGTGTAATACCTGTTTGATATTGTGTTTGATACAGTAAGGGAAGAAAACGTCCGAATAGAACGTTTCTTGGTATTTAAGAAACACATCTGAGGAGTTGCGAATTCCACAGTGTGTATCATTAAGGATTGCTATCTTCAACTTATAACCTCATCAATATAGTATGTACCATTATAACATAGTACAGTCAATTTGTACACAACTATTTACGCATAAACGGCTTCTTTTTTCAAAGGATTAGCTGGATCTACGTTTAAGTACTTTCCCCATTCTGCATAGAAGTGACGCATACCAACTTCGTC